AATTGCTTATATGCCATAAAGCTAAAGCCATTTGTAAAGATTGATTTGCTCTATTAAATTCTGATTGTTCTTCAGGTAATTTAAATTCTAATGTTGCTTTCATTCTGTTCCTTTTTTAATTAAATAATACCATAGCCAAATTATCTTGGCTCTTATAAACTCGTATGCTGCTAAAATTAATATATACTTCATATCTTATAATAATTAATCCAAAAGCGTTTTAAACTATCAGGAATTGTATCCCAAGTATATTTAGGTACATCTGATTCTTGACCTTGATTCATTTTATCTATTATTTTTTGTTTCATTTCTTTCCAAATGTTTCGTTATAGTATTGTTCTGAATTTTTTATAATTTCGCTACGATAATTACCTTTGTCAAATTCTGCTTGACCGTTTAGGTGTGCATCAATAATCTGTTCCTTTTCCATTGCTTTGGATTGATAAAAATCAAATGGTGTTAATTTACCAATATAATTATATTGTTGCTCTAAAAATTCTACTGCTGTTTGTTTCATCTTATTTTTTTTAAAATTGTTTAACATTAAATTTTGTTGCTAATAATTGTCCTTCTTTTGTTTGATAGTGTGGTATATAGTTAGCATCTATTGATGATATTTCTACTATTTCCATATCTTCATCACTATAACCTTGTTTCTTTTCCATTTCTTTGGCTTGTTCAATATCTTTCTTATTAATTATAGGAGATACATAAATAAAATTATCTTTATCCTGATAACTTATCTTTTCTAATAACCATTCTACTGCTGTTTGTTTCATAATGTGTTTAATTAATGTTCTTTCTATTGTGTTCTATTACCTTTGTATTCATATCATACATTGCTTGTAAGCGTAGTATTATTACTTCCTGATGTTCTGTTCCTTTTGTTTGATTTAAAAGGTTATTTAGCTGTTCTATTACTTTGTATTCGTATCTTGCTTTTTCAAGGTTATTTATCTTTAAATCCTTTTCTTCTAATTTAATTTCTAATTCTGATATTGCTAAATTTTTCTTTTTAATCTCTAATCTTAAAAGTTCGTTATCTTCTGTATTTAGAATGTTATCTTCATCTATTTGATTTATGATAGTTTGCTTTAAAGACTTTAATCTGTTATTGTATCTTTCATACATTGGATAGTTATTTAAAGAATGAATTACAGTTGCGTGGTTCTTGTTTACTGAATCAGCCATATCTTGTAAAGTCATTTTAGGATTGAAATGTTTTATTGAATGAAAGTATAATGCTCTTGCTTCAATTATATTATGTTTTCTACTTGGTTTTGAAACATCTATATTTGTTTCTTGCTTAATTATCTCTTTTATTTTTTCTGTAATTTCCATTTTATTTTATTTTAAAGTACACCTCTTAATACATATTGATTCAAATCTACATCGCTATCTTCTCCAAAGAAGTATTTATAGTTTGCTATACCTTGTTCAAGTTTACGTTTTCCTTTTTCGTAAAATTCATCTGAACATTCAAATATACCAATATCTAAACTTCCTTTGTCTATACATACAAAAACAAATTCATCTACATTAAACATTTCCCTGTAAAGATATGCTTGTAAATCATAACTGTATTTATCTGCTGAATATCTAAATTCATTTAAACCTGATGTAGTTTTAAAATCTACTACCATATTATCTTTTAATATATCTGCTTTTGCTCTAAATGGTATTCCATCTATCATAGCTATTTCAGGTATTTCAAATTGTGCTTTAGACATATAATGTACTGCTTCATCATTTTTTAAAATTGCATCAGCTAATCTTTCAGCATCTTTAATCTCTTTTGTAGTGTAAACTTCTAAACCTTGTTCTTTAGCTTCTTTGTATGCTTTTCCTGCTTTTGTTGCTACATCCACAATAGTTAATTCATCTATTTTATGTGGCTCTAAAATCATTGTATGGAATAGTTTACCATCTCTTAAAGGTTGTGTTTCACTTTGTCCGTACTTTGTAACGTATTTATAAGTTTTAGGACTTGATAAAACCATTTTAAGACTTGAACTACTTAATGCTTGTTTACCAAGATAACCATAGTAAAAGTCATCATTATACATATTGTCTATTAGTTCTTGCTTATCCCAAATCTTGTTATCGAATGTTTTAATTTTTGTTTCCATTGTTTATTATTAGTTTTAAAATGTAATTGTATATTGCTAATTCTCTTTCTGTACTATCTATTATTATTTTTAAATGTTCATCTGATGTTAAACTTTGACCTGATATTAATTCATTTACATATTTAAATAAATCTCTATCTAATACCTGTATTTTAGATTCTATTTTTAAATAAGCTGCTTCATTCATATTCTTATACTGATATTATTTAAGTTAAACATTGTTTCATCGTAATTTAATACTTGTTTTATTTCTTCAATATACATTTCTTCATTTGTCCATAAAGATTCTAAAGATTCTTTTATTTTAGTTATCCTGTTAAAACTAAATGAATCGTGTGTTGTACTTGCTAAATCTATTAGCATTTGTAAATCGTTTAAAATTTCTGTCTTTGTCATTTTGTTTGTTTTTAAAATTGTTATATGCAAATGTAAACATTATTTGTTTATAAAATACATTTTAAGAAAAAATTAACATAAAAAAAAACTACCTCTTTTGAGATAGTCTTTCATTTATTATTTTTCTATAAACTTCATTAACTGATTCTTTATTGTTTCCACGTTTCCATAAAAAATCCATTATTCTATTTATTCTTTGCAGTGGTGATTGTTTACTCTTTGTCATAGTGTGTTCCTTCGTTTCCATTTTGTGCTATAATATTCATTCTGTTTTCTAATTCATCATTATAATTTGATATATCAAAGTTTAATTTAGACTTTAACTTTTCAATATAAAGTGTAGCATCCATTAGTTCTTCCTGAAGGTGTTTAAGCCATTCTAACGTACTTAAATCATCTCTATCTAATGTTGTACCATATTTATTAATTCCTACCTGTGAACGTTGTTTAAATTGATTTACAACTGATTCTACTATACTATCTTTCATCTTCTTGTTCTTTTTTAAATTTTAAATAAAGAAAATCTAATGTTTTAGATATTGATTCATCTCCATTTAAAAATTTTTCAATTTCTAATTTTAAAATACCGTTGTTTCTACACCAAAAAATAAAATCTATACTATCTTTCATTTACTAAATCTTTTAGAATGTTGTGTGTAAAGTTCCATAACCTTTTTAGATGCTTCATATTCTGTAAATTCTATTTTTTTGTTTTCTAATTCGTAAGTATATATTTTTAAGTTATCTGTTATCTGAAATTTAATAACGTGATACATTTTTGAGAACTGTATTGGTTTTATAATGTATGCTAAATCGTTTCTTACACATATTCTCATCGCTTCCAATTCTGATTCAGATGGAGAATATTTTTCTTCTTTAACTTTAGCCATTAGTCTAATCTTAAAAATTCAGTTTCACCATACTCTTTAAACCATTCTTTATTCTCTTTGTATTTGTCTATTAC